GAAATTCAAAATACACTGCAGGCTATGGTCAGATAAGATATAATGCTGATTTAGCTCATGGCTCTAATGCAGATGGTTTAAAATTCTCAGCCTCAACAGGAAATATCATGGCAGGATCCTATTATATAATTTATGGTTTGGAGGATGAATAATGGCAATTAATAAACAAGGAGAAGCATTTGGTGCTGAATATCAAGCGTACTATGATAAGAGAACAAAAGAGTTTTCTGATGGAACAAAAGCGTTAGAAAATTTAAGATTAGTTAGAAATCAAAAATTAAAAGAAACAGATTGGTATGCGTGTTCAGATATAACTATGTCAGATGATATGAAAACATATCGTCAAAAATTAAGAGATTTACCAAAAGATTATACTACAACAGATGGTAAAGATTTAACTAATGATTTAGTTAATTTAAATATGCCAACTAAACCATCGGGGTAACAGATGTCCCTTAAATTTGCTAACAACAATTCCTTATCAGCAATAGATACCAAACCGAGTGGTTTGACTGGTGGAGCCTTAACATTATTATCCACACAGACTGCCTCAAGTTCATCTACAATAACTTTTGATAGTAATATAGATTCTACATACAAAGAATATCAATTTCATTTTATAAATATTCATCCACAGACTGATGATACAAATTTTCAAGTTAATTTTAGAGATGGTAGCACTGATTATGATGCAACTAAAACTAGTACATATTTTAGATGTATACATAGTGAAACTGGTACTACAGAACTAGCATATGAAGCAGGAAATGATTTAGCACAAAGCACTGGATTTAAAACATTATCTGATGATATAGGTGCAGATGCTGATCAAAATTTAAACGGTGTTTTACATTTGTTTGATCCATCTAATACTACATTCGTAAAACATTTTATTTGTGCAATTGCAGTTTCTCAATCAGCGAATTATTCTATGAATCATTTTACAGCTGGTTATTGCAATGTAACAGCAGCCATTGATGGGGTACAGTTTAAACAAAGTTCTGGAAATATTGATTCAGGAATCATAAAAATGTATGGAGTCTCTTGATGTCTATAGTTAAATACAACAACAATAGCATAAGCGATGTAACCTCTGGTGCTTCATTAGTTAATGGAGCAATGACACATATTAAAACTTTAACTGCAAGTAGTAGTGCTACATTGTCTTTTGTAGATGGAACTTCAGATGTTGTACTAGATAGTACCTACCCTATTTATATATTTAAATTTATTGGTGTTCACCCAGCTACTGATGGTACTTCTCTTACATTTAATATGAGTGTAGACACTGGATCTAATTATAATGTTACTAAAACAACATCAGCATTTAAAGCCTATCATAATGAAGGTGATTCTGCTACTGGACTTGGTTATGATACTGGAGATGATTTAGCACAATCTACATCTTTTTCAATATTAACTGTTGGTGGAGGAACTGGAAATGATAATGACGAAAATATAAGTGGAGAGTTAATATTATTTAATCCATCTTCTACAACTTTTGTAAAACATTTTATGTCAAGAGTTAATAACACACAATCATCTGGTTATTCTATTGATGGTTATTCTGCTGGATATGGTAACACAACAAGTGCTGTAGATGCCATACAATTCAAATTTGCATCAGGAAATATAGATAGTGGTACAATTAAACTTTACGGAATAAAGGATAGTTAATGAGCATAGTCAAACTGAATAATAATGGCATAAAAAATGTAACTACTATAGGATCTATTACTCCTATAGGAAACATGGCTCTTATAAAAAAATTAACAGCTAGTTCTAGTTCTACCTTATCTTTTGTAAACGGAAGTTCTGATGTGGTATTAGATTCTACATACAAAGAATATTTTTTTACATTTAATAATATTCATCCACAAAATCATAACGCTAGTTTTGAGTTTCAATGTTCAACAGATGGTGGATCTAATTACAACACCACAATAACCTCAACTTGTTTTATAGCGGATCATGGTGAAGGTGGAGCTGGTGGATCATTAGGCTATTATGCAGCCAGAGATCAAGCTCAAGGCACTTCGTTTCAACATTTTATGAGAGATATTGGAAATGAAAACGATGAATCAGCCGCTGGTAGATTAACTTTATACAATCCAGCATCAACCACATTTGTTAAACATTTTATGGCAGACTGTTCGGTTTATTATGAAGGAGATTATGAATTTAATTATATATATTCAGGTTACTTTAACACAACATCAGCTATCAATGCTATTCAATTTAAAATGGCTTCTGGTAACATAGACGCTGGAGATATTTGCCTTTACGGCATAACATAATAATGATACATAAATAATAAGGAGAAATAATGCCAAGATATCATAACATAAACGGTAACAGAGTACAGTTCACGGCTGAGGAAGAAGCGGCTAGAGATGCTGAGGAGAAGGCATGGAATGATGCTGCACCTGCTAGAGCTTTAGCTGATCTAAGATCTAAAAGAAATAGACTTCTTGCCGAGACTGATTACCTTGCCCTATCTGATAATACATTATCAGATGACATGAAAACATATAGACAAAATTTAAGAGACTTACCAGCTGGGAAAGACACTGTTGAGAAATGTGAAAACGCTACCTGGCCAACTAAACCATAGGTAAAATATTATGTTGCAAAAATTAAAGTTTGCTCCAGGATTTAATAAGCAAGTAACTGCAACTGGTGGCGAGGGCCAGTGGGTTAATGGAGACAATGTCAGATTTAGATATGGCTCACCTGAGAAGATAGGTGGTTGGGCCCAATTAGGTTCTGTTGAGATAACAGGTCGTAACACAGCCATTCATCATTTTGTAAATACATCAGGTATCAAATACGCAATCCTTGGAACCAGCAGTATACTATATGCTTATTCTGGTGGTGTATTCTATGATATACATCCTATAAAATCTACAACAACCCTCACATCAGCTTTTACGACAACCAATGGATCTGCAGCGGTGACCATCACATTCTCTTCTGCGCATAATATAACCAAAGGTGATATAATATTATGTGATAATTTTTCATCTATAACCAACTCTAATTTCACATCTGCAGATTTTGATGATGTCAAATTCATGGTAACCTCGGTTCCGAGTGATACAACATTGACCGTTACCATGTCCTCTAACGAATCTGGATCAGGCGCATCCACATCTGGTGGCATACGTGTGAGACACTACTATCCGGTAGGACCAGCAGTGGAGACAGCTACAACAGGTTGGGGTCTAGGATCTTGGGGTGGTAGTCAACAGGGACAATTCACATCAACACTATCATCAGGGATAAATGCTTCGGTCACCTCATT